GCGGCCACGCTTGGAAGAAGAAGGCCGCCGACTTCGTCGCGGCCCTGAAGGATCAGGCGCAGGTCGCCAAGCTCCAGTCGGCGCTGGAGGAGCGCGACAACCGCATCGACACCTTGGAGAAGGCGGTGCAGGATCAGGCAGAGCGCATCGAGAAGCTCCTGAAGAAAATGGAGAAGTGACTCATGGCGCGGTTTCAGTCAGTTGGCGATCTCATCAACCGTGTTGCGGTGTCGGTCGGTTTAAACAAGACCACCGACCCGTTCGCCTCTGCTGATCCCGCCTTCGTCCAGCTTTGCACTCTGGCAACGGAGTGCGGGCAGGATCTCGTGCAGGAGAACGACTGGCAGCAGTTGGAGCGGCAGCACTCCTTCGTCACCGCGCCGGGCGACACGGGGCTGTACCCGCTGCCGGAAGACTTCTCCTACATGATCGACCAGACCGGCTGGCAGCAGGGTGCGCCCGGCGCGGCGTACCCGCTGCTGGGGCCCGCCACCGCGCAATGGTGGAGCTACCTGCAAGCCTCTGAGCTTTACACGGTCACCATCTACGCATGGTTCCGCATCGCGCAGGGCGAGCTTCAGTTGTGGCCGCAGCCGCCCGCAGTCGGTATCCCGATTGCGTACAAGTACGTTTCGCGCAACTGGGTGCTGGACGGTAGCTCGCCGCCGACCTCGCCGGTCTACAAGGACAACGTCACGCAGTCGAGCGACACGCCGCTGTACGAGCCGATCCTGTTCCTGAAGAAGCTCAAGCTCGCGTTCCTGCAAGCGAAGGGCTTCGACACTACGAAGGCCGAGGATGAGTTCCGCGTGGCGCTCGATGCGTGGGTCGGCAAGGACGTGTCCGCGCCGATCCTCTCGCTCAATGGCGGCCTCAACTACAACCAGCCCTTCCTAAACCAGCGCAACGTGCCTGAGACGGGCTACGGTAACTGACGATGCCGCTCGCACTAGGCAAGAAGTTCGCCGACCTCGCGGGGCGCAAGCGCCAGCCCCAGCGGCAGATCACGCGCCCGATCTTCTGGCCGCCCGCGCAGGGCGGGATCAATTCCATCGACGGTGCCGCGAACGTGCCGCCGACCGACGCGCTCATCATGGCGAACATGATCCCCAGCGAGTACGGCGTCCACGTCCGCAAGGGCTACAAGCAGCATTGTCTCGCGGTGCCCTTGGGCGACGGCATCAAGACGCTCGTGCCGTTCATCGACACCAACTCGACCACCAGCACGCAGCGTCTGTTCGCCTGCACGAGCGACGGCATCTACGACTGCACCACCGCAGGGGCGGCCCCGACCAAGGTGCTGGACTTCCCGGTCAAGAACGACAAGACCGGATGGTGCAGTTGGCACCACTACACCACCGTCGCCGGGCAGTACATCCTGCTCTGCGACCAGTCGAACGGCTACTTCGTCTATAGCGGAACGGCCAACTCGTGGACGCCCGGCTCGATCACCGGCACGCCAACGCCCGGTGCGCTGGACTTCGTTACGGTCTGGAAGAACCGGGTCTGGTTTGTCGAGGGCGATAGCGGCAACGCATGGTTCCTGCCGGTCGGCCAGATCAGCGGCAACGCGACGAAGTTCGATTTCGGCAACAAGTTCCGCTATGGCGGCTACCTGAAGTCCATCTGGAACTGGACGGTGGACGGCGGCGAGGGCGTCGATGACTACCTCGTTGCGCTCGGCAGCGCGGGCGACATGGTGGTCTACAAAGGCACCGACCCGGCGCAGGCGTCGAGCTTCAACATGGTCGGCTGGTGGTACGTTGGCAAGATGACGCAGGGCCGGCGGCAGGGCGATGAGATGGGTGGCGAACTGATGATCCTCACCACCTACGGCGTGCTGCAACTGTCGAAGCTCATCGCCGGGCTGCCCGCGACCGATGAGCAGACCTCGATCAGCTACAAGATCAATCCGCGCATCAATGACGTGCTGCAACGTGGCAACACGGTGTACGGCTGGCAGATGGTGCTGAACCCCAGCGAGCAGTTGATCTTCCTGCTCACGCCGCCGGAAGTCGGTCGCCCGTGGATGCAGTTCGTCTACTCGCTGACTACGCGCTCGTGGTCGCAGTTCTACGGGCTGCCGATGAAGACCGCCGAGATGTATGACGGCAAGCTCTACTTCGGCGACCAGAACAACATCGTCTGGGTGTACACCGACTACCTCGACAACGTGACGCTGGCCGATCCAAGCCTCAACGCAAGGTCAATCGAGTGGGAGTACCTCACGAGCTTCCAGACGCTCGACGCGCCCTCGCAGTTCAAGCGCGTGCAGTTCATGCGCCCGCAGTTCATCGGGCAATCGAAGCCCGCCTACACGATCCTCGCCCGCTACGACTTCGACCTGTCGCAGCCAACCAGTTCGCCGGCCTATGTCACCCCAAGCGGCGGCTTGTGGGACGCCGCGCTCTGGGATTCGAGCCAATGGGGCGGCGGCTATGTGGTGGACTACGCGCCGTTCGGCGGCACCGGCTTGGGCCGGCACGTCGCGATGTACCTGCGCGGTCGCAGCAGCGCAGAGACGATCCACGTCGGCACCGACGTGATGTTCGACTCCGGGGGGATGCTATGAAGCCCTCCATCAAATTCCGCGCGATGGTGCCCCTTGATTACGAGGAGTTCACCAGAGAAACCTCCTACTACCCCAGTCCTCAGTTCGGGGGCATCGTCGCGTGGTTCTGGGACGGCCAGCGCAACATCATCATGGGCATGGTCGGCCTCGACGGCTGGACGCCCACGAGCGTGATGGCGCATTGGTTCATCCGGCACCCGCGCTGCATCCTGCCGCTCTGGGCCGAGGTGACCGGCTACCTCGCGCAGCATGGCAAGCACAAGGTCATCGGCTCCACGCCCGGTGACAACGTGCGTGCGCTGCGCATGATCTTCAACAAGCTCGGCTTCCGCGAGATTGCTCGCATCAAGGACGGCTGGGACAACGGCATCGACATCGTCATCTCGGAGTACCTGATCCATGCGCAACAGCAACTCGCCGCCTGACTTCGGGGCGCAGGCATCGCCCGCCGCTACCCGTGCCGGGCAGGGCATGGGCGGTAATCAGAACGCCCTGCTGGAGATGCTCCAGCAGCGTCGCCAGCAGATGCAGCAGCAGGGCCAGCCCCAGCAGCAGACCGGCATGGGCGGGCTCGGTCAGATGGGCCGCGCCATGTTCGACAAGATGCGTGAGCGCCAGCAGGGCGGCATGGCCGCGCCGCCGATGCTACAGCCTGCCGTCGAGCCGGGCGGGCAGGGCATCTCCGAACCGCAAACTGGCGGCGGTGGCTTCAATGCGTGGGGCCAACCTGCGGACAACGGAGCCTCCGTTTCGCAGCCGCCGACGATGCCGTCGCAGCCGCCGCCCCAGCAGCAGACCGGCATGGCTGGACTCGGCCAGATGGGTCGCGCCGGTTTCGATAAGATGATGCAGGCACGCGCACTGCGCCGCGGCGGGATGTCGCAGGAGTAACCGATGAGCAAGAGCGCACCGAAGGCACCGGACTACGAGGAGGCTGCGAAGCAGCAGGCGAAGTCGAGCCGCGAGGTTACGGAGCAGCAGACGTGGGCGAACCGCCCCGACCAGTACACGCCGTGGGGCGAGCAGACGTGGTCGAACGAGCAGGTCTGGGATCCCTCGACCAAGCAGTACCTCAACAAGTGGACGCAGAACACCACGCTCAACCCTGAGTCGCAGCGGGCGCTCGACGCGCAGCTTGGGCTCACGGGTGACCGCTCCGAACTCGGGCGCGATCTCATGTCCCGCGCCGAACAGGAGTTCGGGCAGGAGATGGACTGGTCGAAGTTCGATCCTGCCGGCCAGCGCGTGCAGGCGGGCAACCTCACCCCGGAGCAGCTTGCGCGCGGCTACGAGACGGCAGGGCCGGAACTCGACCCGTCGCAGCGTTACTTCCAGCAGGCGAACGAGGCGATCTACAACCAATGGGCGGATCGCGCCCTGCCGCAGCAGGCGAAGGACACCGACGCGCTGCGCACCCAGCTTTACAACATGGGGCTGAAGGAAGGCGATCCCGGCTATGACGAGGAGATGCGCAAGATGCGCGAGTCGCAGGGCGATGCCATGCGGCAAGCTCAGTATCAGGCGACCATCGGCGCGGGTGGCGAGGCGCAGCGGTTCCTCGGCATGGAC